TCAAGTAAGATATCTAAGTCCGTTTTATGGTGTTACTAAATTAGCTGATACTAATACTGACCCTAATGCAAATAATTTTACTAATAGTCAACAAAGCTATGGTATGTGGTTTGTTCCGCCAGATGTAGGAACTACTGTTGTTGTAATTTTTATTGACGGTGATCCAAAGCGTGGATTCTGGATGGGATGTGTAGCAGACGACAATATGAATTTTATGTTGCCAGGCATACCTGCCACACAAAACACAGTTGAAACTACACCTGGAGATAATAATCCAGATCCGCATTTAGGCCGTGCACCTACCGGAGAGTATAACAAATTAATTGACGGGAACAATGCGCCTGGCGACCCAGAAGCACTTAAAAAACCTCAACATCCTCTTTATGCAATTTTACAAAATCAAGGATTAAGCCTAGACGACATTCGAGGACTTACTACAAGTAGTGCTCGTAGAGAAACTCCTAGTATGGTATTTGGAGTTAGCACTCCAGGCCCATTAGACAAGCGAGCCGGAGCTCGTAGAGGAACACAAGGTAAAAAAGAATACGAAATAAAAAGTGCTCCACTTAGTCGCTTGGGTGGTAGTAGTTTTGTTATGGATGACGGTGATGACAAGTTCATTAGGATGACAAAAGCTAATGCCGGTCCTCCTGCATATGAATCAGTTGAAGCATTACCAGACGGACAAAAACCAGCTGGTGATCAAACACTCCCTCACAATGAATTGGTTCGTATTCGTACACGAACTGGACATCAAATACTTTTACACAATTCGGAAGATTTAATTTATATTGCCAATGCTGCCGGTACTGCTTGGATAGAATTATCTAGTATGGGAAAAATTGATATATTTGCCGCAGACAGTATTAGTGTGCATACTCAATCAGATATGAATTTTTATGCCGACCGTGATGTTAATATAGAAGCTGGTAGAAATATTAATATGAAATCTAAAACAAGAACACAATTAGAAACAATGGGTGATCTTAATGTTCTTGTAGGTGGTAATTACAAAGTAAATGTAGTAGGTGATTACATTAATGTATTAAAAGATTTCAATGTAACTACTACTAAATCAATAAACTTAACCAGTTTAAATACAAATTTAAAAAGCAGTAATAATATTTTAATGACAGCATCTACAATAGGTGAAAACGGNCCGCCAGCCGCATCTGCACTAGCAACTGCACCATCGGTATTAACAACATTTGACAACATATATGATTTAAAAGGATCTAAAATTACCAGTATCATGAAACGTATTCCAAATCATGAGCCTTGGCCACAACATGAAAATTTAGATCCGTTGTTTATGACTACAAGTGCTACAGATAGAGAAAATACTGAACCTGTTACATTTACTGCAAATAAAAATAATCAACTAATTCCGCAATATTATGGTGTCTATACAACTGCAACAGATACCTTTACAAAATACAAAGGAACCGCAAGCAGTAAAGGAGCATAATTATGGCCAACAGTCTATATACTAAAAAAGTTATCACAACAAAAGCTACAGCAAACGCACCTTCTACTCCAAGAATGTATAGAGGATTCAGCACAGTTAGCACAAATACGCAAAATTTTGCCTTGTATGATTTTGAACTTATTAAACAAGATTTAATAAATCATTTTCATGTTCGACAGGGTGAAAGATTAATGAATCCCACATACGGATGTGTAATATGGGACCTGTTGTTTGAGCCGTTGACTGCTGAACTCAAAGAAGTAATTTTACAAAATGTTAATCAAATAGTTAATTTTGATCCTCGTATACAAGCTGAAAATGTACTAGTAACAACATACGATACTGGTATACAAATAGAAGCTATGTTAAAATATGTTCCTTATAATTTGCAAGAAAAATTACAGATTCAATTTGATCAAGTTAACGGCCTAACAGCACAAACCGCATAAAATACGCATATAATTTTATCAAATAAATACAGTTATTAGGATCAATCATGAGTTCAACTACTAGACAAAACAATCTACTACTAGCAGAAGATTGGCAAAAGATATATCAAAGTTTTAGAAATGCAGATTTCCAAAGCTATGATTTTGACAATCTACGCCGTACTATGATTGACTATATTCGTACAAATTTTCCTGAAGATTTTAACGATTACATCGAGTCTAGCGAATATCTTGCTTTAATTGATATCATTGCGTATGTAGGACAAAGTATTGCTTTCCGTGCAGATTTAAATGCTCGTGAAAACTTTTTAGAATTAGCAGAACGTAGGGAAAGCATATTAAGACTAGCACGTTTAGTTAGCTATAATGCCAGTAGAAATGTAGCCGCACAAGGTTTATTAAAATTCTCAACAGTACAAACTACAGAAAATGTATTAGATAGTAATGGTAGAGATCTAGCTGGACAATATATTAATTGGAATGATAGTAGTAATCCTAATTGGTATGATCAATTTATTAAAGTACTAAATGCGGCATTCCCACAAACACAACAGTTTGGAAATCCATCAGACAGTGCCACAATTTATGGTGTGCCTACAGCACAGTACAGATTTAATGCCAACAACACCGATGTTCCTGTTTATGCTTTTACAAAAACAGTAGCAGGTAGAAACATGGATTTTGAAATTACCAGCACTAGTTTTACAAATGAAACCTTTATATATGAAGAGCCTCCAAAAATTGCCAATCAAATTGCCTGTGTCTATAAAGATGATGGCTATGGTGCTGGAAGTCCCGGTACTGGTTTCTTTTTTAATTTTACTCAAGGTACATTAAACACCGGAACATTTTCAGTTACTAATCCTAGTACTAATGAATCAATTGATATTAACACACCTAACATCAATGACAGTGATGTATGGCTATATCAGTTAAATCAAAGTACAGGACTTGAAAGCACCTTATGGACTAAGATTCCTGCACTAACTGGTAATAATGTTATATACAATTCTGTAAATCAAAAAACTAGTACTATATATGCAGTAACTACGAAAGTAAGTGATGCAGTTAGTTTAAATTTTGCCGACGGTATCTTTGGTAGTTTACCTAATGGTGATTTTAGAGTATATTATAGAATTAGTAACGGGTTGACATATACTATTAATCCGGCAGATATTGTTAATGTATCTATAGCAATACCTTATATTTCTGCTCTAGGCGCACCGCAAACATTAACAGTTAGTTTAAGTTTAGCAAGTTCAGTAATTAATGCTACAGCATCTGAAACTAACGATAGTGTTAAACAAAATGCACCGCAAACATACTATACACAGAATCGTATGATAACAGGCGAGGACTATAATATTAGTCCGCTTGCCGCTAATTTGCAAGTTGCTAAAGTAAAATCTATTAACAGAACATCGAGCGGTATTAGTCGTTATTTTGACTTAACAGATCCAACAGGAAAATATTCTAGCACAAATTTATTTGCCGATGACGGCGTAATTTATCAACAACAGTATACTACGGGTACTACATTTTCAGTATCTGGCAGTCAAGTAGACGGCGCATATATTCAAGGTGTTATAGACAATACTGTAATGCCAATTCTTGAAGATCCTAATCTTAGAAATTTCTTTTATTCAAATTTTGTAACTTATACTGCCTCTAGTTTAAATGTTTCATGGTTCTCAGTTACTAACGACAGTAATAGTTCAAGTGGTTATATTGGCGGAACATCAACAACTACTCCATTTACTGTTGGAAGTTATACACTTACAGATTTGAAATATATCACAGCAGGAGCATTAATTAAATTTACAGCACCAACTGGGTATTATTTTGATACTAAACAAAAAAATAAACTAGTAGCTGGTACTACTTTGCCTAGCGGTGGAACAAATTATTTGTGGGCAACTGTAGTTTCTGTCAACGGAGACGGTACTGCTAGCGGAACAGGAGTCCTATCAACAGGCTTTGGTGCGATTGTGTTGAGCAAAGTTTTACCGACACTAACTGATAGTACAGGTAAAATTATAGCGGCTCCTGTAGTTTCTCAAATTATACCACAATTTAGTACAACATTAACTTCTAGTGTACAAGCATCAATGATTGATTTAATCCTTAGTAATTCATCATTTGGATTAAGATACGATGCTAGTACTACAAGCTGGCAAATTATTTTTGAACAAAATTTAAATATTAATTCAACATTTAATTTGCAATATCAAGGCAACAATACTAACACTCAGCAGGACGCCAGCTGGTTGTTGTTGTTTACTACTGACACATTGACATACACTATTACAGAACGTGCTGTTCGTTATGTGTTTGAAAGTGATGCAGAAGTTACATTTTATTTTGACGACAGTGTAAAAATTTATGATATAGTAGGATCAAATACTATAACAGATCTTGTTAAAATTTTAAACATTAACACTCAACCAGACTCGCCTAGCCCTTTCACAATTGATTACCCATGGCAAGTTGTAAGTGAATATATTGGACAAGATGGATATATTGATCCTAAAAAAATTATTATAACATTTGCAGATCCAACAAACAGTGGAGTTGTTGATAATCCACAACAGTTTTTAGATATTGTTTCTCCTTCTACTAATTTGTTACACAAGTTTGTTGTACAAAAAAGATATGAAATTACTCAAGGACAAGAAGATTACAAATATGTTGTTAACGATCCTTTAACTGGACCGGTGCTAGTTTTTAGTACACAAACAGCCGCGTACCCTTTAAGTCAATGGACTGCCGGACAGTATTTTTATTTTATTGATACACAAACTGTTTTCCAATACTTTCCAACAAATACAACACAGCAATTACAACCAACCTTAGATTATAAAGTTTTTGTTGGTAGAGATAATTTAAGATTTCAATATACTCATAGTGCAGATTATGCTAGCCGCATTGATCCGGGATCAAGTAATATCATGGATGTCTATGTATTAACACACAGCTATGATATTGCATTTAGACAATGGGCCGCAACTGGCGGAGTAACAACTGAGCCATTACCTCCAAGCCAAGATGAATTAAACACATTGCTGTCACCTAATCTTAATCTAATTAAATCTATTAGTGATGAAATCATCTACCATCCAGTAAACTATACATTGTTATTTGGAACTCTAGCTGATCCTAGCTTGCAAGCAACTTTTGAAGTTATGATTAATCCTACATCAGCAGTTAGTTCAGCTAATGTAACAGCTCGAGTATTGACAGCAATTAATCAATTCTTTGCTCTTGAAAATTGGGACTTTGGTGATACGTTTTATTTCTCAGAATTATCAACTTATGTAATGAATCAATTATCACCGGATATTATTACTTTTGTCATCGTACCAGTTCAGACTGGGCAATACTTTGGTAGTTTATTTGAAATTAAATGTCCTAACAACAGTATATTTTTAAGTTGTGCTACAGCAACAAACATACAAGTAGTAGCAGGTTTAACTTCTACTAATCTTAAAACAGTAACAGGGACAGCATTGTCGGCAACAGTATCTAGTCAACAAATTACTAGTGCAAATTATGGGGCAAATAATTAATGGCAACAAATGGTAACATTCCAACAGGTAACACTGGCCTAGGTGTAAATTTTCTTCCAGATTTTTATCAAACACCTGCAAACAAAAAATTCTTACAAGCAACCCTTGATCAATTATATCAACCAGGCACAGTAACAAAGACTAGCGGATTTATTGGTCGAGAAAATGCCAAAGCGGCAACAGGTACAGATGTATATGTGCAAGCAGCCTCTACTGTTAGACAAAATTATCAACTTGAGCCGGGAATGGTAATCAAAGATAATTTAGGAAATGTCACATTTTTTAAAGATTATCAAGATTACATTAATCAATTGAATGTATTTGGAGCCAATACTAAAGACCATGCACGATTAAATGCACAAGAGTTTTATAGCTGGGATCCACATATTGATTGGGATAAGTTTGTTAACTTCCAAGATTATTACTGGATGCCTTATGGCCCTGACGTAATTAGAATTTATGGACAGCAACAAAATGCAGTTAGCACGTATACTGTAGAAATACAATCTGAAAGCAATGTTAATGAATATTTGTTCACACCTAATGGATTAGATTTAAATCCAACTATTAAATTATATAGAGGACAAACTTATAATTTTGTTATTAACAGCCCAAGCAATGTTTTTAGTATTAAAACAACTAGATCAATTGGTTCAAGTGATCGGTATGCTACAGGCATTACAAATAACGGCATAACTGACGGGGTAATAACTTTTGCAGTTCCAGTTGATGCACCGGATCTTTTATATTATCAAAGCGAAACAGATAGTTATCTTGGTGGTGCAATTGAGATTTTTGACTATCTAGAAAATTCTAGCATTGATGTTGAGAACGAATTTCTTGGTAAAAAAACTTATACACTAAGCAACGGAACAGCAGTAAGCAACGGTATGAAAGTACAGTTTGGCGGTAATGTTACACCTGCAGAGTATGCTACCGGAAGTTATTATGTAGAAGGAGTAGGTACAGCTATTAAACTAGTGCCAAGCTCTCAACTAGAAATTGTTACTTCTTATACTACAAATAATCCTATTAATTTTGATGCAACATCGTTTGATGTAAGCCCATTTGATGATGCTACCGGATTTGCTAGTATTCAAGATTATATTGTTGTTAATCGTGCTAGTAGAGATCATAATCCGTGGACTCGATACAATCGTTGGTTCCATAAAGATGTAGTTATAGCATCGGCATCATATAATAAAGATGTGCCTGTTTTAGATCAAACTGCTCGTGCTGTTAGACCAATTATAGAATTCCAAGCTGACCTTAAATTATTCAATATGGGCACAACAGCTATAGTCGATGTTGATCTAGTAGATACATTTACTACTAATGTCTTTTCAACTATTGAAGGATCTCGAGGTTATAATGTTGATGGAGTACAATTAATACACGGACAAAAAATATTATTTTTAGCAGATACAGATCCATTAGTACAAAATAACATTTATGAAGTTGGTATAGTTAACGTTCGAGGTTATAATCAAATTACATTAACACAAATTGTAACACCAGAGTTGAATCAATCAACTTTAGTATTGCAAGGCGACAAGAATAAAGGGTTAATGTACTGGTATAACGGTACAACATGGACCACTGGTCAGCAAAAATTATCAACTAATCAGCCTCCGTTATTTGATATAGTTGACAGTAATGGTATAAGTTACGGCGATACTAATACATACATTGGTAGCTCCTTTGTTGGAACTAAGTTATTTTCATATACTGTTGGTACCGGATCTAATGATATAATTTTAGGATTCCCATTAAGTTATCAAAATGTAAGTAACATTGGTGATATAGCATTTCAATTTGATTTAGCAACCGATACATTTAACTACAAGCTCAATTCACAATTAATGACAGTGAAAGTCGCATCGGGATATCTACTAAGTTTTGATTATTCTGGCAACGAAGTTTTTGTTAACGGTTGGCAAACTTGTACAACTCCTACAGTACAAGCGGCTGTAAGAATATACAAAAATTCTGGAAAAACTAATGACTTTGCTATTGATGTTTACGATGATATTTCTAATCTTTCAGATTTAATAGTAAAAGTTTATGTTAACGGTATACGTTTAGATCCTAGCCGTTGGACATTAGTAGCCGGAGCTGCCTATTATGAGATAGTTCTTAATAATGATATTGCAACAACTGATGTGTTGACCATTAGAACATTTGCGGCACAACCAATTAACACTAACGGTTATTATGAAATTCCTGTTAACTTACAAAATAATTCTTTAAATTCTAATATTGTTTCTTTTACACTAGGCGAAGTAACTGATCACGTAAACAGCATCATTGATAATTTACCATCAAATTTATTTACGGGAGCTTTTCCTGGCGATAGCAATATAAGAGATTTAGGTAATATTACCCAGTATGGTACTAAATTTATACAGCATAGCGGACCATTAAGTCTTGCCATGTATCACATTGGTTCAGAAACAAATAATGTTATCAAAGCACTTGAAACTGCACGAGATGACTATAACAGTTTTAAACGTAATTTTATTTTAACAGCTAGCAATTTAGGTGTTGACGGAACTACAGTACAGTTAGTAGAATTAATTTTACAAAAAATTAATAAAGATAAACCTAGTACTGCTCCTTATTATTTTAGTGATATGGTGCCTTATGGTGCTAACACAACGACTGATCTAACAGTTGTAGATTATAGAATTAAAACATATCCACTAACTAATGTATTTTCTTTAGATACCTTATCTAGCAAAGCAGTTGGAGTATATCATACTTCAAATAAAGTTAAAGTTCAATTAGTTTATGGACGTGATTATACTTTTAATAGTCAAGGATTCATTGAAATTACATCAGCGGTAAATTTAATCAACGGCGATATAATTACTACGATTGAATACGATAGTACTGACGGCTGTTATGTTCCTGCTACTCCTAGCAAGTTAGGAATGTATCCAGCTTATATTCCTCAAATTTATTTAGACACTACATTTTTAAATCCTATAAATGTTATTCAAGGACACGATGGAAGTATTATTGCGGCCTACAACGATTACAGAGATCAATTAATATTAGAATTAGAAACAAGAATTTATAATAATATCAAAGTAAAATATGATCCTACAATTTTTGATATAACTGATACAATTCCTGGATATAGCAGAAATAATCCTTATTCTCTTACAGAGTTTAATAACATAATTTCTCCGTCATTCTTTCAATGGGCAGGTTTAGTTGGTATCGATTTTACACAGCAATTAACTTACGATCGATCAAATTCATTTACTTACAATTATTCGGGTGATTCTGCACCTGACGGAACTTCAACACCTGGTTTCTGGAGAGGAGTATATCGTTGGATGTTAGATACAGATCGTCCACATCTATGCCCTTGGGAAATGTTGGGATTTAGTGTCCAGCCATCGTGGTGGACAAGTG